TAAAGTAAGGATCTTCAGTATAACTATAAACTACATTTGCAGGGTCAACATAAGATATTTTAATTCCTGCTCCTTGAAGAAATTCATGTTTAGCAATAGAAATACCAAGGACTGTAGCATCATAGTCAAGTCTTTTACGAGTCTCATCGTAATGGTTTTCATCAAACATAGTATTGATAGCTTCTTCTTCAGCAATCTCAATAGCAGGTTTGTAATTTAATTGCATGTATAATGATAATTCCTCATCAGTGTTAGGTAACTTTTCAGGATCCATTATAAATGGATTTGCACCTGACAACTCTTGTATTTTAGTTAAAGCTTCTTTACCAACCATTTGAGACTCTACCAACTCTTGATGCTTGTTTCTTTTTGCTTGAGACATTGCATCTTGAGAATATGCCTTAACTTTGAAAAGTCTGTTTGACATACCATTTACGATAATATCAACAAACTTTGGTATTACAGGAACAGGTGTCCAATCTAAATTTAGATATGACAAATCTCCATCAATAGCTAATTCATTCTTATACTTAGCAACTGATTGCTCACCTCTTGCATAAAGTCTCAATCTATGGAACTCTTTCCATTGACCATAATATCTACAAGAGTTTCCATCTTTCCTAAACCACTCATACTGAATAGCTTGACCCACTTGTAACCCAAATTCTTTAGATGCTTTAACCGCATCAGTAGCTAACTGACTCGGGAATGCTGACGATGTTATATCTATTACTACGTTTTTCATGTAATTATTTGACTTGTTGTTCCTTCATTCGAATACCTTGCGAAGTTAACAATAATTTTTGAATCTTTTTTCTCGGGTAAATATAAATGCTTTTGGTTAGCCATAATAGCCAATCCTGAACTAATAGAAGCATCAAATTTTGTCCTGTCGTTAATGTCAAACTTTGCCCAATCCTCTAACGTTCTTGTAAATGGCATAGTTCCCATTTCATCAGAATCTCTATAAGCACCTGCCAAATCAAATCCAACATATCTCTCTATGTAAGACTCTATTGCAGAAGCGTGAGATTGCTTTACATCTTCAGAAGAGTTTGGTATACCTCCAAGTTCTCTCTCTGTTTTTGTTAGTTTATTGTATTGTTTATCAGGTCTATTCAAACAATAATTCCTATACCCTCTATTTTTAAAATGATACAATAACCTTGGTTTATTATTCTCTATAAGTATTGGCATACCATAAAATACACACGCCATTAATACCTCTTCAAAGAATATCTCTGCCGTTTGAGGTCTTGCTATGTATTCTAAAAAGAACTCGTTTACAGGAGCTTCATCCATGTGGAATTTAGTAAGGCCATGTAAAGATCCATTAGAACCTCTACCTCCAACTACTGCAGATATATCATAAGAGTCACAGCCAAAAGACCCTAAATGTTCATTACCGGGATACTTAGAGCCATTTCGTATATGAACGTTATTTTGAAGGTGCTTTGCAGGTGTCCAACTTACCAAGAATCTACCTCTTGAATCAGGAGTAAATATAACTTTACTATCTTTAACTCCATCTTTCCAATGAAAAGAACCTCTTGTTAAGAAGTGCTCTTTAACTAAACTGTCGTTGTAATCAATCTGTTGATATATTTTCGTAAGGTTAAATAAAGATTGTTTACTCTCATCTCTGAACGCATGTGATGTTGTTCTAGGAAACTGACGATAAAATTCATTTAACGCATCAGAATCGCTTTTTAAAGAATCAACCTCTGCCTCCCAATATTCAATAGCTCCATTCTTTATCATCATACCATCAACACCTTTAACAGGAGTTTCAGGTTTATAAAACACAGGCATACCGTAGATATCTATAAATCCTTCCATGTTCCATTCCATAGGAATAAACAATCCATACAAACCACTCTTGGTTTGACCATTGGCATTACGACTTGTTACTACTGAATCTTCATAAAGGTCTTTGTAGTTTTGACCTCCTTTTGATAATGCATTTGAAGTCGAACCCATCATACATTTTCCAATAATCTTACTACCTAATCTTAAACAAGTTTTAGTAACTCGCCAATTGTTTTGTATGTTGTTTGGCTTAACCCATTTAGCACTTTCGTCATGAGCTAAGAATATAAGCTTTTCACCATCATAGGAGTTTTCTTCAGTGTTCTTCCAATCTATCGATGTATCTAATCCATCTATGGCATCATTATCTATGTCATACATGTTTTTCTTTGTAATCTTAGATGCCGGTACACGGAAAGCCAACTCTGTCTTTGGCTTGTCCATACCATCCATAATAGGTTTAAAGAAGAACGGAAGTCTATTGTTTATAGGAACAACCTTATCAGTAAACATCTTCTTAGCATCGGCTCCTGTTTTTGATAAGATACCAATCCTTGCATCTCTCGCAAGTGTTCCTATGTTCACACACTCAGACGATGACATAAATGAGAATCCTGAACGTCTAATCTTTAGATATATCATTCCAAAACTTCTCTCATCTGCCTTACACGCTTCCCAAAAAATCCAATAGATTCTATTAGCTTCACGAAAATCAGGGTATCCAACATCTATACTAGACCATTGAAGATACATATAGTGAGAACCTGTTATGTAAGTAGGAGTTCCATTATTCATGAACCAAAAGCCTTGCTCTCTAAGATCAAATTCATTTTCAATGTAATCAACCCATCTGTTTTTAAATTCAGCGGCCATCTCATTCCATTGGAATATTGATTGTATTCTTGAAAGCTCTCTAGGGATTGGTTGTCTTTCCCAATACTGCTCTACTTTTGAATTACTTCTTTTAAAACATTCTTTTGGTGCTTTAGGAAGAGCGATATTAAGTCCTGATATATTTATTATATCTCCTATCTCTCCTGTCTTTGATATTATTACAACATCATATTGTTCGTTATACCCATATATCCAAGACTTATTACTATTTTTTTTAGTAATAACATTAGAAGGTATATGATCCCTTACTATGGTGTAGATATTATTTTGACCTTCTTTCTGCAAACCCTTGTTTTGAATCAGTTTTATTAATACCTTTTTCAGATAATTCTATGCCTTCTTTTTCGGATTCTATTCTGTTTAAAATCTCGAATGCATCAAATATAGCTAATTTTTTTGTAGCAGCAGCATTTTTTAATTTATCAGCAGCCAATTCACCACCAATATCATCAATATTTAAGATAGGTTCTTCAGCTACTTTTATTAACTCAAGCACTGCTTTATGCCCGGCAGAAATAATCTTTAGTTTTGTTTCTTTAGGTGTCATACTATTATCTATAAAACATTACATATACCATTCTGCCCTCTTTCCAACCTGTGTTTGGATATTTACTATGAAAGTAATTAGAAGGATACATAAGTGCACGATTAGGTCTATAACCTACTACAGAATGTAAATCCCAATTATCTAGGTTGTTTGCTTCATCTGAAAGAAACCTATCGGCTTCTTCGTTTGAAACATCTAAAGGCATTTCATAACCTACATCTTTATGCTTCCAAAAAGCAGTTCCGTGCAATCCTTCTTTCGTAGATGGAGATATGTATAGCACAAGTGCTCTTTCAGGTCTAATATCTCCCACTTTTGAGTCTGCGTGTATTCTCCAATCAGTATCGAACTCTTCAGTTGCTACTCTAAAGAATCCTAATAAACATTCTCGTTTAGTTTTGTCTATATCACTTAATTTATTGATAATAAAATCATCAAACTCTTTATTGCTATATTGTACCCAAAACTTTTTATCTCCTACTTCAACTTCCTGAAATTGATTACTTTTTAACATATTATAAACATAGTTATAAATGTCTTCATCTAAAAAATTATCTATAATATTTATCATAGCTTCATTGTTATTTGGTGATCATACATTCTATACAACTTCTCTCCATCAACATTAAACTCATATTCACTATCAGGAACAAAACAAACTGCGTCTCCTGCCTTAATGCCTTTAGCTGAAAGATATTTATTTGGATACTTCATAATTCCCATTAATGGCTCTTCTGAGAAAGGCTTAGAGATATATGAATCTACTGTTGGAATTGGTTTTACAAAGCAATACTTATCATAAGCATACCATACATCTTCTTTCTTATACATAAAAAATTGGTCCATTTCAATAAAAAACAAATCTTCTTTAAAGAAACTTTTGCCACTTTTCTGTCTGCCTTTAATGTCGTTATAAAATTTGAATACATTATGATGTACAAGAAGTATATCTCCCTTTGATATATGCCCGGTATATCCTAATGGTATTTCAACAACCTCGGCATATCTATTAGAGAACTTATGATCTTCTTCCGATGTACTAACTATAAAGTCAATACCACCTATGTCTTTTGTGTTGTCATAGCGTTTACCATTTACAGGCTTTGCTATAAAATAAAATGGAGATTTCATTAAAAATTTATATTATATTCGATTGAAATAGGTACAGTAGGATTAAACTCCTTCCACAAAACTACTTCTTCTTTTTCATTTATAATATATATTAATACATCTTTTTTATTATTTATCTTAATAAGATGGATTTCATTACTGTCTCCAAGTACTTTTTGTCCCACTATGTAGTGCATTGCGCCACTTTTATAATCAGGCCCAACTGATATTTTTCGTATATCCATTTTATTCTTTATTTTTAATTGCTCTTATCAAGTCAGCTATAATTATTGTAATACAAGCATAAAAAAGCCAAGAGGATATAAAGTTTATGTTTGTATAAAAACAAGCCAACATGCAGCCAAAAACACCACCTATTGCAGTTCTTTTTACATCGTTTTCATCATGCTGAATATCAAAAGCAATATTATTAAATAATTCCCAAAATGCACCCATAGCACCTCCGAATATTAATCCTATTAATATTGAGCCAACTATTTTTTGCCATAACCAAAAGTCACTTACATAAGTTGCGTTTGCAAAAGTGTAAATAAAAACAAAGCCAACTATGTAATGCGCTATATTTCTAATTTGTTTCATAATTTGTATTTATTAAAATGATATTATTATTACTAATCCATCCCCTCCTTTACCACCTGTTCCACCAATAGTAGTGCCATTACCTCCACCACCTCCACCTGAACCAATACCTCCATCACCACCATTACCACCAACTCCTGATAATGAAGCACCTCCTCCTGCACCTCCTAAAGAATAAAAAGGTTTAAATGATGTTATACCATTTGCACCTCTACCTCCTGTACCCGATAGTGTTGATTGACCACCTAATATAGTTGGACTAATTGAACTACTTAAAATTGAAGCTCCGTTATAGGCAGTAGAAGATGATGTAACTGAACCTCCACCTCCTGCTCCACAAGTAACTAAACTTGAAGTTAAAGGTGTAACATTTGGTGGTTCAAATGTTACACTCCCAATAGCCGTAACTCCTGCTGTTCCTATAAAATTTGATAAAGTTAAGAATGTTGCTGTTGCCTGTGTTCCTGCAGATTCTCCATTTGCTGATGTTCCTGAATTTGTCCTTCCCCCTGCTGCTGTTCCACCTGTAGTCCCTGAACCTATTAACATATTTTGCGCAACTATTGCAGGTTGTAATCCTACCCAACTTCTTGTTCCGGGGAAACCATTTGAACCTGAAGTTCCTCCTATTCCTCCAAGACCAACTTGTACAAATAATGTATCAGAAAGTTGTTGCGCA